ATGCGACCGGGTTCGCTCGGGTCGGGTCGCGTCGTCCGTGCGGTTTCTGCGCCATGCTCATCTCCCGCGGCCCCGTGTACCCGTCGCGCAGCTCGGCGTTGTTCGCGAAAGACGGTGGCCGGTTCCACGACAACTGCCACTGCGCAGTCGAGCCGGTGTTCACCGATGGCGAGTGGCAGGGTCGCGACCAGTACGAGCACTTCTCGCAGGTGTGGGACGAAGCAACGCGAGGTCTTGACGGTCAAGAGGCGGTGACGGCGTTCCGTCGCAGCATCGACGGCACGGCGTCACCTGGTCGGACCGTGGCTCGCGAAGCCCGCAAAGCCGAGACACCCGACCCGCTGACGTCCTCCCAGATCGCCGACAAGGCCACCACGCACGATGCGTGGGCTCGTTCGGCTGGCTGGGACACACAGATCGACGGTCGGCGCATAACGGGCACGAAGCCCGACGGCGCGCGAATCGTTTGGGAGTTGAGCGACAACGGCGCCTGGCGCGTCGTCGAACGCCCCTCCTGACCCAACAGGTCACCTCGGCGCGAGGCCGGGGGAGTGACACAAGGAGGCCGCGATGGCCGACGCAGCAGAGCAGGACGAGTCCGCGAAGGACCCGGAGCCGAAGCCCGACCTGGGTGACGGTGGCAAGAAGGCGCTCGACGCCGAACGCAAGGCCCGGCGCGACGCCGAGAAGAAGAACACCGAACTCGAAACCCGCCTGCGGGAAATCGAGGACAAGGACAAGCCCGAGATCACTCGGCTCACCGAAGAGAACGCGCAGCTCAAGTCGCAGCTTGCTTCCCGCACGTCGGAGACGGCCCGCTACAAGGTCGCCCTCGACAAGAAGCTGACCGCGACCCAAGCGAAGCGGCTCGTCGGCGACACCGAAGAAGAGCTCGCGGCGGACGCGGACGAACTCCTCGCCGATCTGGGTGCGACACCCAAGGCCGACGAGACCAAGTCCGACGACCAGGACAAGAGCCTCCCCGGGAAGCCGGTCGAGGACCTCAAGTCCGGCTCCGGTGTCGAGACCTCCCCCGAGGACACCGACGACGTGAGCGCGATCGGCGCGCGGATGTTCGCCCGCTGAACCACCCCGCACGGCCCGGCCACGGGTCCGACGCGGTCCAACCAACCCGACCTCTAAGGAGGCTCCCGTGGCGAACTCCCTCTACACCCCGACCCAGGCTGCCCGTTCGACCCTCGCGGCCCTCCGCTACCTGAGCGTGCTGCCCCGCACGGTCCGACAGGACTTCTCCGGCGACTTCGTCTCCGGTGGCGGCCAGACCGTGAACGTGAAGGGTCCGGTGACCGTCGGCGCCGCCCGCACCTACACGAAGGCCAACCGGACCGCCCGCGACGCCATCAGCTTCGACGACCTCGGCCAGGTGTCCTACCCGGTCAAGCTCGAAGACCAGGTGTACTCCGCGGTGCGTCTCCCCGACGACTTCGCGACGTTCACGCTGCAGAGCCTCGAACAGCAGGTGCTCGCCCCGCAGGCCCAGTCGGTCTACCAGGGCATCATCAACCCGCTGGTCGCGACCATGCAGGGCGTGTCGCCGGACGACTCGATCCCCGCGGTCGCCGCGGACGGCTCGAACATCCGCGCCGTGCTCATCGGTCTGCGTCGGGTGCTGAACGCCCGCAAGGTCCCGATGGAGAACCGCACCGTCGCCGTCGGCCCCGGCCTGGAGGCCGCGATCCTGTCGGACCCGAACCTGCAGAAGGTCAACGAGTCCGGCTCGGACGGTCTGCTCCGTGAGGCCACGATCGGCAAGCTGTTCGGCTTCACCGTCGTCGCCGACTACAACCTGTCGGACTACTACGGCGTCGCCTACAACGCGGATGCGTTCGCGCTCGTCACCCGTCCCTCGGCCAACCCGGCCGGCGCGGCGAAGTCGGCGACCGTCGCGCAGGACGGCTTCGCGCTCCGGTGGCTGCAGCACTACAACCCGTTGCAGCTCGAAGACCAGTCGGTCGTCGACACGTTCGTGGGTTCGGCGATCCTCGACCCGGAGCGTGCCGTGTCGTTCGCCGCGGCCCTGTCCGGGTCGACCATCGCCATCACCGACGACACGGAGACCATCGCCGCTGGCGAGACGTTCCAGCTCGAGGTGAAGGACTCGGCCGGGACCGTCATCCCGAACCGGCTCATCGCCTGGACCACGTCGAACGCGGCCCGTGCCACCGTCGACGCAGACGGTGTCGTGACCGGCGTCGCGACCGGCACCGCCGCGACGATCACCGCGACGTTCCAGACGAAGACCGACACCGCGTCGATCACGGTCTCCTGATCGTGGACCCGCTCGCGTCGCTTGACGACCTCGCTGCATGGCTGGGACAGCCCGTAGATGGGTTGGATGCGGCGCGGGCGGGTTTGATCCTCGACACGGTCTCTGGCGTGATCCGCGCCGAGGCCGGGATCACCTGGGACGGTCTTCCCGTGCCGCCTCAGGTGGTCGGTGTCGCCGTGTCGGTCGCGGGTCGGGTGTACCGGAACCCGACCGGTGCGAAGCAACAGACGGCCGGCCCGTTCTCTGCGTCGGGTGCTGATGTCGGAGGGATCATCCTCACCGACGACGAGAAGGCTGTGATTCGCTCCGCGGTTGGCAACACCCGTGGCCTGTGGACTCAGTCGATCACCCGCAACGACTGTGCTGCGGACACCGAGTTCGTGCACAGTCGTTGCGGGTGATCGACTGAG